TCCGTCTTCTGCTGGTGGCGGCAATTTCAATGCCCAGTTCAACGCACAGTTTAATCAAGCAAATCAAAGCTTTAGTACTCTGAACAGAAACCTGAATATTCTTAATCAGGTGACTATGAATTACACCATAAGCCAAAGAAGGCTTACGGACCAGATCAGGACCCAGACCAATCTCTTGGGAGATTTTGGTAAAGGTTTAACAAATATCACAAGAAGCCTTTGGGGTCTTGGCGCACACACAGCCAAGGTAGTCACTGGTTTCACTAAGCTTGGAGCCTTGTTCACTGGCACAGGAATGTTGGCTGGACTAGCTTATCTGATTAACTCTTCTAAGCAGATCACAGAACGATCTTTTGGCGCTAATGCTTACGGTGTTAACCCTAATGATGTATCGCGCCTCAGTGCGACTTATGGACGGCTTGCTAATGTAGAATCAGTCCTTGGTTCTGTCACTGAGCAGGCCAATGCGCCATTCTCAATGCTGTACACCCAAATGGGTATGACTCAGCAGCAAGCGCAAATGATGTCTCCTGAGCAACGATTCAGAAGGGTCATGCAACAAGGCAGACAGGCTGCTATGAGTCCTTATGGGGCTAGTGAGTTATCTCTCCAGCAGTATGGACTTCAAGGCACTTTGAGCGTTGAAGATTTGGCCAGAATGAAGAACATGTCTCAAAGAGATTGGGAAAGCATTGGCCAGACTGCTGAACAATATAAAGGTCAGACACAGTTACGCGAACCTGGGGCATGGCAAGAGTTTGGAATGAAGCGTTCGTTGGGAATGCAAAGCCTTGAGGCAACCGCACAGAACTTGTTGACTCCGCTATTGGCTCCTCTTAACAAGATCTTTACTACTGTGTTTGATAAGGTTCTTGGCCCTAATGTAGATCGAAAAGTTAATATCTTCACAAAGACTATTGATCTTGCAAGAACTGCTCTTGAAAAGCTAAATGAGATTCTTGGCGCAGATAGTTGGCAAGACTTTTGGGGAAGAGTCTGGAAAGCGGCTAAAGACTTTTGGGAGTTCTTAAAGCCTGAGGCTGAGAAAGCGTTTCAGTCTATTGGCACATGGTTTAAGGAAGATTTTCCATCAATGGCTAGAGAAGCCTTTGACCGTCTTGGAAGTTACATTGATGAGCATTTCCCTCAATTGGCTGAAACTACCGATCATGTTGTTGCGAACCTTAGGATTTTGGGTACGGTAATTGACTCATTGGGTAGCTTACTTTCTAGGCTTGGAATCATTCCTGCTGCTCAAGCGACTAGCAATGTTAATCCAACTGGACCTGGATTTGGTGGTACGCAAAGTACAGGATCAAATGTTAACAACATAGGTAATTTCCCATTTAGGCCAGAGATTATGGCTGCGGCTCATGCTCACAATCTTAATCCTGCTTTAGTTGCCGCTGTTGTTGAGCAAGAATCAAGCTTTAGACCAAATGCATTGGGAAGCCAAACTAGATATGGCAAGGCCGGGGGGTTGATGCAACTTCTTCCAATGACGGCACAAAGATTTGGTGTTCGGGATCGATTTGATCCAGGTCAGAACACAATGGGTGGCGCTGCTTATCTTGAATTCCTTATGAACAGATATGGCAATGATGAAAGCCGTGCTGTTGCTGGTTTTTATGCTGGCGAAGGTAATGTAGATAAAGCTAGAGGCCAAGTTCCTAAATATGCCAGAAGCTATGTTGACCAAGTTCTAGAAAGGAAGAGAAGGATTGAGGGTGGCATGGGCCGTTCGACAGCATCTGGTACGACCTATAGCAATGCTCAAGTAAGAGTTAACGTAAACAATAACAGTTCTGCTCAAGCTGAAATTCAAGTCAGCAGAATGGGTGGCGCATCTAATACGACCAACCAATGAGATATTACAAGATCGAATTCAGCAACCCATTAGGCGGCTATCCTGCCAATGTTCCTGCTGTGTTTGAGTCTCATCCCAACGGCATTTACAACCCTGGTTGTCTTGAGATTCAGTTTGATATTGCTAATGTTTATGGAAACATGTCGATCCCAGCGACTAGCCTTAGAATTCACAACGTCCCTGTTGAGTTGGTAAAAAACGCACGTTCCTACAATGGAATGAACGTCACCATCAGTGGTGGATTTAAACCAGCCAGTCCTGATTATCAAAGCAGGATGCCCTTAGAAAAGCCCACATTGTCTGGAATTTTAGGTCAAGGTGTCGTCAATACTTGTTTCGGTAATTGGCTTGGCACTGATCTTGTTCTTGATTTCCTGATTTGGCCATCTCCAGTTTTAGGGTCAAATGATCTTGTGCGATCACCCGCAAACGGGTCTGGCACTGTTTATCAATACAATTTCGATTGGACCTCTGGATCATTGCTGAATGCTTTGACAAAGATGTTTAATAGCATTGGACTACAGATGGTCCCTAATCTAAAGATTGATCCTATCTTTGATAATCCTCCAGGCGCTGGATTTAAGACCAGCTATACCACTTTTGGTGAGATGGCTAATGGAATTTTAGGCATTAGCATTGACATTAAAGATCCTCCTACCTATTCCAGAAGCGCCAACAAAGGCGTCTATCAGGAATACAGGGGTGTCTGGGTAGGTTTTAAAGGTCCTAACATTCTTGTCTATGATGGGACACAAAAAATAGGCGCTGTTCAGCTTCAAGATGATGAGTTCATTGGTCAGCCAACATGGGTTAGTTCTGACGGTATTGTTCAGTCTGTACACCCTATGAGAAACGACATTTTGCTTGGATATGAAATACAATATCCAAAGAATATACCGACAATTATTGGGCCACAGTATTCTCCTGCTGGTAGGGAATACTCATTGAATGCTTCCTCATCAACCCTTAGAGTTCAACAAGTTAGACATGTTGGCCAGTTTAGGGGAACATCAGCAACAAGCTGGGCCACATATGTAAATGCGGGATCGGCCATTAGGATTGCACCCAACAATCCAAAAGCTGGATCAAACGTAAAGATAGGGACATACGATTACACTCCTGACCAAATTGGTTACAAATGAATCCTATAAGCGCAGCCTTTACACTATCTTATGAAATCAGTCCCATCATTCTGACGAATGGGCTGGCTTCATTTAGCCCACTGGGTTTGCCGCTTGTTGCGATAACAGAAGCGTTATCAACAGCTTACACAACTAACCCCTTTCAATTGATTAGTGGCCAAGGGATCACAATCCCTAGTCAGCCATTTTTCACTTGGCGTCCATTGCCTGGGTCTACCCTTTGGAAGTCTGAAGTTGCTGAATTTCCTTTCTACACGAATAGGATCGCTGCCAATTCACAGCTTCAACAGCCATTGAATATATCAATGTTGGGTCATTGCCCCGCTGGTAAAGACAGCCCTTTCGGCGTCAAGATTGCCACGATGACGGCACTTCAATCGGTGATTCAGAATCATATTAATGCTGGCGGTACTTTTACTGTGCTAACACCAAGCTATATCTACACTGATTGCCTCCTGACCAGCATGACAGACGTTTCTACGGGCGAAACCAATCAGGCTCAAGTGACATGGCAACTAGATTTTACGCAGCCTCTCATCACGTTTCCCAGCGGACTTGGCGCTTTGAATGATGTCATGACAGCTTTAACAGATGGCGCTACGAAGGTGCTTCCATGAACTACAGCATACCTCCTTCCATAAGCCAGTCACTAACTTATGAGTTGTCATTAGACGGTCAGGTCTATCAGTCAAGAGTCTATTGGAACGTCTTTGGGCAAAGGCTGTATATCAACATTTCTGATCAGTATGGCAATTCTGTATTGACGCTTCCCTTGATCGGCAGCGCACCTGACTACCCGCCTATTAACTTGCTTGCTGGTTACTTCACAACAAGCACTTTGTACTATTATCCAGTCGATCAGGTCATGACGGTGTTGCCATGACGGACTACAGCAGGAAGTTACTATTTCAGCAAAATCTTGCTGGGATTATTGATAACCAGATTTCTTCTGCAAAGCAGGGTGCTGGTTACGAACTTCCTTGTATTGTTAAAGAAGTTAGTGCTGATGGTTTGTTTGTAACGGTAGATTTTGCGGTAGCACAGGGCCAGTTCCCGTTGCCGACTATTAAGATCCCTATTGCTGAATCGGAATATGTTCGGTTGCCGATACAAGTTGGTACGGTAGGTGTTACGAAGAAGACAGACGTCAACATCCAGAACATTTCTGGTCAGGCTGATGGCGTGGCTGGCTACACCAATTACGGAAACTTGGATGCTGTCCTGTGTTTTGTTCCGATAACAAACTCTAAGTTGTTTCCGACGACACCAGATAAGAATGCTTTGTGGTTATACGGACCATCTGGAGTAAAGATACAAGACTTGCAGATAGATGAAAGTGGCAATCAAGTTAGTCATGCTTCAATCAATTTAACAACATCCAGTATTGTTATGGAGTTTGGCTCATTAGCTTTTATTGCAATGACGGAAGCATCAATTGTCATATCTTATGGGACAGATGCAATAATTACGTTAAATTCTGATGGTGTCCAGATTACTGGGACCACAAATATTGGTGGAATAACTTGGGATACTCATGTCCACCCTGACCCACAAGGCGGCAACACTGGCGCTCCAGTCAATCCATAAAGGTTACATATGCGTGTATATGGCAGAACTTACAATACAGATGGAACCTACACTTGGACTGAGGTAACTACAGATGCCAATGGCTACAATGACGCTGTTTATGTGACGGCGCTTTGTCAGGTTCTCCAGCTTCAGACAGGAGAAAGCCCTTTTTATGCTGACTACGGCATCCCTGCCCAGCCCTGTATTGTCAGTCAGATCTTTCCTGATTATTCTGTGTACATGACACAGCAGCGTTATGCGCCTTACTTTGCTTCATTAAAAGTAACAAAAGTTAACGCTAGAAATCAATATGATGTACCAACTCCTGTGTACAATATCCAAGTGATAACGCAGCAGGGAAGCGTCATCAACCTGAACGTACCTATTCCAACTTGAGGTTCCAATGACTCTCCCAACAGTAATGACAATTGATGGCCTGCAACCGCAAACGCCTGCGTCACTGCATACCCAGATTGTAAATGGAGCCATAGCACTTGATCCTGGTCTGACCGCCAATCTGCCTGGAACTCTAATTGAAGATATCGCTTCTACGGACACTGCGGCCCTTGTACTGATTGATCAAGCTAGAGTAGAGACTGTCAACAGCGTGACCCCCTATGGCGCTAATCTTTTCCTATTAAACCAATTAGGTCAGATTTATGGAGTTCAGCAGGGGATCGGTAGCAACACATCCGTCTATGTAACTTTTACTGGAACGGCAGGCTACGTCATTCCTAAAGGCGTTATTGTTTCTGATGGTACTTATCAGTATCTTACTCAGGATGCCGTCATCGTTGGGACTGGCGGCACAGTCACTAATGTTTATTGTATAGCTACATTGTCAGGGTCTTGGGCTGTTGGTGCGAACACGGTTACAACAATTGTTTCAAGTGTCCCATCAGGCGTAACATTAAGTGTTACAAATCCAGCGGCTGGTGTTCCTAGTACGGCAGATCAGACTCCTGAGCAATATCGGGCGCAAGTCCTTGCAGCAGGAACGATTGGCTGCACTGGCCTTGGATCAGCTATCAGAACTTATGTACAAAGGGTTCCTGGTGTTGTTGATAACAAAGTCAGCGTTATTCAGGACACTAGCAAATTTAAAGTTCTTGTTGTTGGTGGCGATACTTATGCTGTAGCCAATGCCATCTATCAATCTGTTGGTGATCCAAACATTCTTGAAGGCGCTACGGCTGGTGGCACAACGGTTACGGTTAGTATTGTTGACACTCCAGACACATATTCAATTAAATATGTTCAAGCTTTAGCGCAACAAGTTCGGGTTAATGTTTATTGGAATACGACATCAACTAATGTTGTTAGCAATGCGTCAATGCAATCAGCTTGTAATCAGCCTATTACGGATTACATCAACAGTCTTGGCCCAGGTCAGCCGATTAACAATTATGAGATTGAGTTCCTATTTCAGACCTCAACAGCCACTATCATTCCAACAGCATTGATTAGCTATATTCAGCCTGTAATATCTATTTACAATGGTTCTTCTTGGATTGTTACCGCTCCTGATTCTGGTACTGGATTGGTTTCTGGGAACGCTGAAGGTTATTGGGTTCCAGGCACAATATCAACTACAAAGGGAGCCGCTCCGTGAGTCTTCCTACCTCACCAACAACAGCAACTAAGACAATTCCGTCTTATTTATACTTCCAGTACATTGATGATCAAGATCTTCCTGCATTAATTCAGTCTTACAATGATTTAACTCAAGAATATGTTGACTGGTTTAACAATGTTAATTTACCTGTATACACAAAATTACAGGGTGATTTATTGGATTGGGTGGGAATGGGTGTTTATGGTCTTCCAAGGCCATCTTTGTCAACAACTGCTTTTGGTGGTGTTGTTGGTCAGATTGCATCAGTTCCTTATGTTGGACCAGCCGCCAGTGGACCTAGCCCAACCATTGTCAATGCGATTTCGACGACTCAGATTTATACAACATCAACAAGCTTTGATACGCCTGATGACATTTATCAGCGTGTATTAACTTGGTTCTTTTATAAGGGCGATGGATATGATTTTTCTATCCCTTGGTTTAAGAGAAGGATTGCTAGATTTTTATTTGGTAGTCACGGGACTGATGTGTTTAATGGGAACAATACGGCTTTTCCGTTTACTCCTACTATTAGCGTTACTTTTAATGATACAACTAGCCCATTGGCAACTTGTACAATAAACATCAGCAGCAGCGGTTCTTTGGGGCCTATTGCACCTTATTTTCAGGCAGCTATTGCAACAGGTGTTTTAGCAGCACCTTTTAGATTTCAATACACAGTAACCTTGAGTTAATACCATGACTGCACTCATTGAACTTTATGCCAACAATGCCTACAGCACTCTTGGTAGCCCAATTACTAGTTCCTCACAAACATCTATTACTGTAAGCAATGGATCTGTTTTCCCTAGTCCAACTGGAAATCAGTTTTTTAGACTCACCATCACGCTTGCCGCAACACCCAATACGTCAATTGAAATTGTTTGGGTAACAGCAAGATCAGGCAATACTTTAACTGTAATGAGAGGCCAAGAAGGCACTTCAGCAACGACTTGGATTGTCGGATCACTTATCGGAAATGAGGCTACAAAGGGAACGTACAATCAATTTGTTCAACCTTATACTGGAATTGATACTGGCGCTTCAAATGCTTATGCTGTTAGTACTCCTCAGCATGAAACTTCCTATTACACTGGAATGCCATGTACGTTCTATACAACAAATTCTAATACATCAACAACTCCAACATTAAATCTTAACGGGATTGGTGCTGCGACAATTAAGAACTTTGCTGGCGGCACATTGATTGTCGGTCAAGTTCAAGCCAATACGCCAATTAGCTTGCTATACAGCGATCATTTTAATGCTTGGTTAATGCAAACAGCTATTGCAATGCCAAATGGATTTAGTCCTTTATTGGCAATGACTTCATCAGCAGATGGATTTCTTGCTACCAGCAATACTACGGCCACTGAACTTGGTTATGTTCATAACGTCACAAGTCCTATTCAAACTCAGCTAAATAACAAAACAAATTATTCTGATTTTAATAGCAATGCAGTAACAAATGGTTATCAATATTTAGCCAATGGAATTATATTTCAATGGATGTATGGAGTTATAACATTTACTCCTGGCGGGATTGGACCTGGAGTTATAACGGCTACCTATCCAATTGCTTTTCCAAATTCCGCTCTTGGTTGGTCTGTATGTTCTGCTAACGGTGATGGACCCCCTTCAATTATGGGAATTGGTTATTCAGGATCAACAGCATCTCAAGTTCAAATTCAATATGGCGCTGGAAGCAAAGGTTATTATTTGACAGCAATAGGACACTGAAATGATTACATCAAAACAGTGCTATGCAAAATGGGGCGATCCTGGAGTTCGATCCAATGAAGCAAAGTACATGGTGATGTGGGACGTTCCAGGATCATTAGAGATTGGAATGATACCTAAAAAAATCTATTGCAACAGAGCAATGATTGAGCCATTGACCCATGCCTTCAACAACATCATCAGCAGGGGCCTAGTGGGGCAATTAAAAACATGGGATGGCTGCTTCAATGTCAGGAAGAAACGTGGCTCTACAAGCGCCTCATTGCATTCTTGGGGCATTGCTATTGACATCAACGCTGCTTGGAATGGTTTTGCCAAGAAGCCAACCATGACACCAGAACTGGTCAAGTGTTTTACTGATGCTGGATTTGACTGGGGCGGCGTTTGGACTAAACCAGATGGAATGCATTTTCAATTGGCCAAAATATGACCCAGATCTGCAATACATGTCTTGTTGAAAAGCCATTAGGAATGTTTGAAAAAACTGGCAAAAAAGACGGCAGACGTAAAACTTGCAGAAAATGTCGCAATAAAAGACCAAGAGACAAGTTAAAAATAAGGCATTGTAAAGAAAGGCTAAAATATGGAATTACTAAAGAAAAGATTGGACCAAATGTTTGCATGATTTGCGGATCTACAAAAAATATTTGCATAGATCATTGCCATGACACTGGAGTTGTCCGTGGGTTATTATGCAGGTCATGTAATCTTGGACTTGGAATGCTTGGAGATAACGTAGTTGGACTACGATTTGCTGTAAAATACTTGGAAACTTTCTTGGAGAAATCTAATGGGCGATAAATTTGGAATTGCTTTAAATGAAGCAAGTACTTGGCGCGGCATCGTATATTTAATGATGGCTGTTGGCATTAAAGTATCGCCTGAACTTCAAGGTGCTATTGTTAGCGCGGGCCTATCTGTCGCTGCTGCCATTTCAATCTTCACCAAACAAAAAGGTGCTGACAGTGCCAAATGATGATCTAAAGATCATTGACACTTCACAGGGCCTGACAAAGGAAGAACTTGTTGAACTGAAAAAACTGGCTGCTATGAGCAAGTCAGCAAAGTTCATGATCGGCATGGTTTTCTCCTTACTTTTATTTGTCGGGTTCGATCATTTGGTCGAATGGTTTCAGCATAAATAGGCACACCAATGAGTCAATTTTCTAACACGCTTATCGCGTCACGCGCAATTACAGCAACTGTTACCTCAACGACTGTAACGAATCAGCCTCCTCTCCCTTATGGACAAATTATTGTTAATGTTAGCGCATTCACTTCTGGGTCTATCACTCCTAGCATTGAAGCTTATGACATTGCTTCAAATTCTTGGTATGTGATCCTGACTGGTTCAGCTATTAGCGCAACTGGTACGACTGTGTTAAAAGTAGGGCCAGCCATTACTCCAGCAACCAATGTCGCCGTTTCTGACTTCTTGCCAACCTCTTGGCGTGTCAAACTGACTGCTGCTGGATCAACTGTGCTGACGGCTTCTGTAGGCTATAACTTGGCTATCTGATATGGCTTTACCCACACCATCCGTATTTGTAAAGCGTGGCGCTACATTCTCACTGGCGGGGTTTGTAACGCTGCCTGACGGAACGTGGGAAGCTACATCTGAACTTAAAAGCAACAATGGCGATTTGATTTCTGAGTTAGATGTAACTCTTGCTTTACAGCCACTGCCTGATACCCGCTGGGGAATCCTTCTTTTTAAGGATGCAACAGTGACCATTGATTGGCCTCTTGGCCCATTGTCTTGTGATATCAGATTCCAGTACAGCAATAGCGTTATCTATTCGCCTACATTTGTAGTCAATGTAGTGAAGGAAATTACTGATTCACAGCCAACTTTGATTTTGAGGGCTGGTTAATGGCCGATATAAAGATTGTTGAAAGACCTCAAGTCATTATTGAATTAGATAACATTCTTCAAGGCCCTATGGGGCCTACTGGTGCTACTGGGCCTCAGGGACCATCTGGTCCTAATGGTGCTACTGGCCTTAATGGTGCTACTGGTGTTACTGGTCCTACTGGTTTAGCTGGAGCCACTGGCCCTACCGGAATTGATGGTGCAACTGGCTCCCAAGGTGGGACAGGCCCAACAGGTCTTGAAGGCGCTACAGGCCCACAGGGAATCCAAGGCCCTACTGGTATTCAAGGTACAACAGGCCCTACGGGTTTGCAGGGAATCACTGGGCCAACTGGTTCTCAGGGCGCAACGGGGTCCATTGGTCCCCAAGGTACGACAGGCCCTACTGGCGCTCAAGGAACCACAGGACCCACTGGTCTACAAGGAATTTCAGGACCTACGGGTGTCACTGGTCCTACAGGACTACAAGGCATTACTGGCCCTACAGGAGTCACTGGCCCACAGGGAACAACAGGACCCACTGGTCTACAAGGAACGACAGGACCCACTGGCCTTCAGGGTACAACTGGTCCCACCGGCATACAGGGTCCTCAAGGATCTACAGGTCCACAAGGATCTACTGGACCAACCGGCATAGGCTCAACTGGACCAACCGGCATTGAAGGGCCTACAGGCGCAACTGGGCCTATCGGCGCTACGGGACCTCAAGGAACCAGCATTAACCTTTTAGGTACAGTCAATACTCCTGCCGATCTTCCAATGACTGGGAATCAGCCAAATGATGCATATGTCGTTTTATCTGATGGCGATTTGTATGTTTGGAATGGCTCCATGTGGAACAATGTTGGCCCTATTGTTGGCCCACAAGGTTCTACTGGTCCTACTGGTATCGAAGGTCCTACAGGTGTTACTGGTCCTCAAGGCGCAACTGGACTACAAGGCATTACTGGCCCAACCGGATTAACTGGCCCAATTGGTCCTACTGGACTTGAAGGAGCAACTGGACCAACAGGTATCCAAGGTCCACAAGGTTCTACAGGACCGACTGGTATACAGGGTCCACAAGGGTCTACAGGTCCAACTGGATTACAGGGAACCACAGGACCGACTGGTGTTGAAGGTCCAACTGGGCTACAAGGAACAACAGGGCCTACTGGATTAACCGGTTCAACTGGACCTACAGGTATTCAAGGTTTAACTGGATCTACTGGTCCTACAGGAATCCAAGGATTGACAGGCAGTACTGGTCCCACGGGCATCCAGGGTTTAACTGGTAGCACTGGTCCAACGGGACTTCAAGGAACCACGGGGCCTACAGGATTGCAAGGAACTACGGGACCTACTGGACCTCAAGGAACAACAGGACCTACTGGAATAACCGGTTCAACTGGACCAACAGGTTTAGATGGCCCTACTGGTCCACAAGGAGCCACAGGTCCAACTGGTATTCAGGGTTTAACAGGATCTACTGGCCCTACTGGTTTGACGGGTAGCACTGGTCCAACTGGTATTCAAGGAACCACGGGGCCTACAGGATTGCAGGGAACGACTGGACCTACAGGAATTCAGGGTCCAACGGGACTTCAAGGAACTACAGGCCCAACAGGACTTCAGGGTATTCAAGGCCCAACTGGCGTTACAGGTCCCACAGGACTTCAGGGAACCACTGGTCCTACAGGCGTAGGCGCAACGGGTGCAACTGGAGCCGCTGGTGCGGGTGGCGCTAATGGTTACTGGGGTTCGTTCTATGACATAACGAATCAGACGGCTGCCAGTACAACGGTTGCTTATGCTATAAACATAGGAAATACAGATCCTAATAGTAATGGCGTAAGCATTGTTTCTGGCACAAGGGTCAGCTTTACTTATGCTGGCGTATACAATATTCAGTACAGCATTCAGTTCCAAAACACAAGCACCGGAAACGCCAATTACAATGCTGATGTTTGGATCAGGGTCAATGGCGTTGATGTTGCCGATAGCAATAGTGTTTACTGGATTCCTGCTAAAAACGGTTCTACCAATGGCGAATTAATTGCTGCCATTAACTATGTTCTGAAATTAAATGCTGGTGATTACGTTGAGCTTATTTGGGCTGTAAATAATACTGGCATTTCAATTGCTACTTTTGCCGCACAAACTGGACCAACTGTTCCTGTAACACCTGGCGTTATTGTCACCGCCACCCAAGTTCTTTATACCCAACTTGGCCCAACTGGACCTACAGGTTTAACGGGATCTACTGGTCCAACAGGTGTTCAGGGTACAACAGGACCAACGGGCATTCAGGGTCCAACTGGTCTTCAAGGCACGACCGGACCTACTGGTATTCAAGGAATTACTGGTCCTACTGGATTGCAAGGTACGACAGGTCCGACTGGCCTTCAAGGGACCACTGGACCTACAGGATTACAAGGTTCTACGGGTCCTACTGGACTCCAAGGATCTACAGGACCCACTGGATTACAAGGAATCACTGGCCCGACAGGTCTAGGCTATTCAGGATTGACATCCGCTACATCAACTTTGATTGGAACAGGTTCAAAAACCTTTACGACAAATTTGGCTGCAACGGCAACAGCATTTACCGTTGGTGATCGTGTTCGTATTTCATATCCAATTACACCTTCTAATTATATGGAGGGTAGCATTACTTCGTTTTCAACGACATCACTTATTGTCAATGTTGATTACACGGGTGGATCTGGTACGTTTGCTTCATGGAATATAACTAGTTCTGGCGCAGTTGGATCTACAGGCCCTACCGGACTTCAAGGCACTACTGGTCCAACTGGATTACAAGGAACTATGGGACCAACGGGCTTACAAGGCACAACTGGACCTACGGGACTGCAAGGGACCACTGGCCCTACCGGACTTCAAGGCACAACAGGGCCTACAGGACTACAAGGAACCACGGGTCCGACTGGATTACAGGGTACTACTGGACCTACTGGCTTACAGGGTACAACTGGACCAACAGGTTTAGGCTATTCAGGGCTAACTTCAGCTACATCTACCCTGATTGGTACTGGCTCAAAAACATTTACAACAAACCTTGCAGCAACGGCAACGGCATTTACTGTTGGTAATCGTGTTCGTATAGCTTATACGGTTACGCCTTCTAACTTCATGGAAGGTAGCATTACTTCGTTTTCAACAACGTCTTTAGTTGTTACTGTTGATTACACGGGTGGTTCCGGTACTTTTACATCTTGGAATATAACGGATGCTGGCGCTGTTGGCTCCACGGGGCCAACCGGCCTTCAGGGAACCACGGGACCAACAGGGCCAACTGTTTATCCTGGCGCTGGTATTGCAAACTCAGTCAGTGTCACTGGACCTTGGGGTACAAGCTATACAACTAGCGGATCAGGCACTGTGCTTGCATTGGTTTCTGGGCCAACATTTATTGCTCCTGCTTTAGGTACTCCAGCATCAGGAAATCTGTCTAGCTGTACGGCAGATGGAACAAATAAAGTTGGTTATCTAAATCTTCCACAAAACTCACAGACAGCCGCTTATGTTCTTGCTGTTACGGATGTTGGAAAACATATTTCAATTACTACTGGTGGTGTGACTGTTAACATTTCTGTATTTTCTGCTGGTGATGCCGTTACTATTTACAACAATTCTGCAGCAAGTCAGACAATTACTCAGGGAACAAGTGTGACTATGTATCTTGCTGGAACGGCAACGACAGGTAATAGAACGCTTGCACAAAGAGGTGTCTGCACTTTGCTTTGTATTGTTGGCGGTGCTACTCCTACATTCGTAATCTCAGGTGGTGGCTTGACCTAATGACCGGAATTATGCAAATGTTTTTAGCTGCGCGTTCTTCTGCGCTTCCAGCAACCCCAACCGTCGATCTTACAATAGTCGCTGGAGGCGGTGGTGGTGGTGGTGGTTATTTTTCCGGTGGTGGGGCTGGTGGTGCTGGTGGCTATTTAGTCAGCAGTGCGGTAGCGATAACTTCTGGAACTCCTTATTCCATTACCGTTGGAGGGGGCGGTGGAGGGAGCTATAGTGGAACAAATACCGATGCGAGCAACGGCACTAATTCTAGTTTCGCCTCCTATGTATCGACCGGTGGCGGTCATGGGGAACTAAACTGGTGGGCAGTATCCTCTAACAAAAGGGCCAGTACTGGGGGTTCAGGCGGTGGTGGCGGGTATTTTGCCGCCGGTACTGGCACATCTGGGCAAGGCAATTCAGGGGGTGCTGGCGTTGGTTCGTTTTCCGCAAAAGGAATGGGTGGTGGCGGCGGCTCAAGTGCTGTTGGAAGCGCTGCTTCAGGGGCAAATGGTGGTAATGGTGGAGCGGGGACTTCCTTCACATGGACCGGGACAACAATAACTTCTTGTTATGGTGGTGGTGGCGGCGCATATCGATTCGGTGCGATTGTTGGCGTTCCTGGCACCGGTTCCGGTGGCGCTGGCTCAGGCGGTTTTGGTAG